CCATGATGATTATATCGCCGCCATCATCGGCTGCGTTCTTCATCACGCCTTCGATTTCGTACCCGATGTGCTTGTTGAGCCGAATTGCCTTGGTGTTGCTGGCGTTCACCATACCGGTGACGCGCTTTAAGTTACATTTGTTGAAACAGTAGTCCGCAGAAGCGATCCAGAACCCTTTAGGAGCGGGTTCATCTTGCCGTTGATGGGCAATAATGTTCACGCCATTGAATGATTCAAAAGCGAATCCAGCGATCAGTTTTTTGTTCTTTACATATCCGATTCCTACTGTATTCGGGCCGATGGCCGACCCAACCGCCTCGTAAACCCATGCTGCGACTTCCGGGCCTTGGACAATCATTAAATTATAGCCCCTGGTTCCATGACAATATCCGTCGAGATCCAGCTCACTGTCGTTCCATTTGAAGCACACATGAAACGAGGCGCAGCGACATAGCCTATCCCGTTAATTCCGTTCCACGATTTATAAATGGAGCTAGAGCCGCCGCCCCATTGCGCACCGCCCCATATCGAAGCACCCCACACCGCCCCGGATGGCGCTGTGAAGGCGAGAGATGTGCTCGGTGCCGTAGTGTCAAAATCCACGTTGACGTTGGCATAAATGACCGGCTGATTATTCGATGACACAATCGGGCGCATCATGGTGAATCGTTTTAATTTTCCGCGAAGCCCGAAATAGTTGAATGCCTGCAAGGCATCGCCGTTGATCTGTACTCCAGCGTCGTCGTTGCCATACCATGCTTGACCGACATAGCCATTTCCGCCAAAGTAAATCTGATCCTGCGACATTTCCCAAGTATTCGCTGCCCATCCGGTGAACCTGCACCATGCTCCGGTCACTGTGTTCTGCACATATTGTTCCTGTGAATCTGTGACGACAGGGACATTCAGAAGCAAGGCATTTTGTAGTGGGTAGGGGATCGCCTGCCAGCCGAAGTTAGAACCATAGAGCGAGGTGGCCGAACTGATCGCCCACTGAATATTATCGGTGAGAGTTTCCTTATTTCCCAATTCAGCGAAGAACCTCCCCTGGCTCAACGGGGTCAGCCCATCCTTAGAAATCAGAAGCAAGTCGGACCCGAATTTGGTAAAGCATTTCCTCCCCATCGGTGAGCCGACATACCAGATGCCGAGCAGACTCCATGCGGACGTATTGGAAGGATCAGTTCCGGAGTAAATCAGCATTTCGCCCTCTGAGGTGACGAAGGCGACGTAATCGGACATACCGAAACCGCCCTCCACCGTCCATTCTGCCATGCTGACCAGATACCCACCCCTGCGACACAGCGAGCCGAAATCAAGCGAATTCGCCGCGCCGCCGACCGATATGACCGGCAGATACCAAGCCCGCAGGCTTCCGGTTTCGATGAACCATACCCGCTGCTTAGCCACATAAGGGTGGGTTAGAAGGGTAGTTGTTACGCCGGTAATCGCAGGAGTCGAAGCCCCGTCTATGGCCTTCCATGTGGTGCCGTTGTATAGAAGCGGCTTGTCTATTCCATTCGCCAAATAGAGGAAATTCCCGCCTGGCGTGGCGACGTTTGTGTGATACCACTTGTCTGAGGTTGCGGTAGTCCACACCGGAGCACCAACCGGCCCGCCTGCGGTCACATCGTAGATGTTCGAGCCAGAGGCAGCGAACAGCTTTGTATTAGCCCCGGCGTTGTAGGACATTACAGAGTTTACCTGCCCCCCCATGCCTGTAGCAAACTTCCGGTATCCATTGCGCAAAATTACATCGGACGGACGCGGGAACCAGTTATTCAGATAGACAGCATTATTGGGCGGCATTTCTCCCAACGAGTTTTTAGCGTCCCATCCCCCAACCGGAGCTGGTAGTGAAAACGGGTTACTGGCCATATCCAGAATCCGGTATGTTCTCCCAGCCGATCAGGACGCTGGATGGCTTTGGAGCGAAACTTAGGGTAGAAGCTCCTGCGTCGTTCGATTTTGCTACCGACAGATATCGCAGGAATTCGGCCTGGTACTCTTGTGTATTGAAGCCCTTGACCGAGAAATACCTCAGTTTAAGCCCGGTTATCATCAGGCGATCCGGGAAAATGCAGACATCTGTATCCTGAGTGAACGAACTCTTAACCGTTGCGTCCGCTGCCGTCACCCATGCGTTCGAGATGTACTCAAAACCTACTGTTTCTCCGGTGTTGGTCGCAGGCCAGACATTCAGCGCATTTCCCATCAGTCGGTAACGTAGCCTGGGACCGACCGATATATACGCGGAGGTCAGGAACTCCCATTGCTGCGGCGACTCAGGACCGAGCATTTCCCACCGTTTAGACTTGTCATAGTGGGTCCGATCAATTTGCCGATCATAGTCGCTTGGCAGCGGATAAGAGTCCGCTCCGGTCGTGGTGAAGGTGTATGCCTTCTGTAGAGCCTGCCATTCGAATTCTCTGCTTAGATCGCCACCAATGCCATTCAACAGGGCCAGCATCTGTACTGTATCGGAGGCTATATTGCCAACCACATAGTTAGGTGCGGTTAGGCCCATTTCTCCGCAGGCCTGCTGTACGATCTGAAGCAGTGTATTCATTTAGTCGGCTTTCTCATCTTCTTTGGCCGGTCTGCCACGCTTCGGCTTCTGTTCTTCTAATACCAGCGCCAAGCGTTCGACCTGTGCCTTAAGGTCGGCGATCTCTTGTTCGCGCTTGCGCAGCTCCTCAGTCTGGGACTGAACGAGTGCCGAATCCTTGGCATTTTCAAGATAGGCCCTGGCCTTATCACGCAACGCATAGGGTGCCATCCCGGCGGCCATGCCTATGGACATGATCTGGCTGTCGGATGAATTGGCGATCTGCTCGACAGTATAAAACTTGAAATGGCGAAGTTCCGTGGCCTGAGCGGCAGTCAGCAACGGCCATTCTCGTATAAGCGTGCCTTGCGTCTCGATTGAATCGCTTTCTGTCTTCTCGTTGAGGTATTGCGCCCATTCAATCGGGAAGCGGGTTTTGTGGCTTTCGTTCACGAACGTGTCAATGATCGAGGTCGAATTTCCGGGAATTTCGATCCGCACGAAGTCAGCCATGTAATGAATTGGACGGCCTTCGCGCGAGGAAAGGAATTCATTTTGCATTGGCTTTGAATAGAAACGTACTGCAAGTGATTCGGTCTGCATTTATGTACCTCAAGTGGTTGAGTTTTGTTATGGGTTCTCTGTTAAAAACCCATAAAAAAAGGGGCCGAAGCCCCTTTCCACTCGTTGAGTGAGGATTAAACAGATGCCTTGCTGAACCAGCCATAATCGCCCGTAGACATGGCAGTCGCAGGGGACGTGTACGAACCGCCAGAACTGGTGGCCGCGAAGGTGCCAGCATTGACGGTACACGTAGCGGTGGAAGCGGGAATCGCCCCACCGGCCTTAGCGAACACATAGAGCTTGCCGTCCGAGCCAAAAACTTCCGTGCCAATGGCATTGGGAACCACCCGAGCGCCGGACGAGATGTCAGAGGCCAGTGTGGTATTCACCAGATCGATGCCATGAATGTTGCTGATAGGATATGCCATGTGAACCTCCTATTAGGCGATCAACGCGCCGCAGAATTGCGGACCGTTGGAGGTGAGGTTGCCTGCCCAGCCGATGAGTTTGGTAATCGCGTCTTGGTTGACGGATTGCCGTTCGCCACCGATGGGAACGAAGTTGCGATCCTTGTGCGGACGAAGGAACAGATAATCCGTGTTCAGGAACCACATGTGGTTCGCGGTCGCGTGAGCACCGATACCACCGCCCAGAACAACATCCGCCGCCGTGCCGCCGCCATAGAACTTCAGCGCAGCGAAACCTGCGCCGGCCATCTCGGGGTCAGAGACCTTCTGAATGGCTTGCAGGGAATTGACGTACAGGCTGTAATAGGCATTGTCGGCAACGATCAGATCAGCCTTATTGTTCCCCCGGATCAGTTTTACGGCCAGTTGAGTCATGTACTGCTGGATGTTGGCCGCTGAGACCGGTGCGCCGCCATTGGTTACTCCGGAGTAAACCTGGTTCTGCCAGAACGCCCAGGTGGAGCGGGAGATGCCGCCGTAAGTCGTGCCGGACGGCGAATCAGCAACAGCCAGAGCCAAACCGGTCAGGTTCTTGCCATTGTTACCCGTACCATCGCCGTAAAGGTCGGCATCAATACGGTTCATCAATTGCGCTTCGGCAACCTTCACGCGGCCTTCAAGCAGGTCGATGATCTGTTCCTTGCCACTGTTCTGCAGCATTTCCAGACCGGAGATCGTTACCGCGCCGGCATACTGCGCGATGGAGAACTGAGCCGAGCTAATCGGACTATTCGGGGTAACGTTCAGCACTTCATAACCGGAGTAGCTGTTTACGTTCGCCGTAGTGGTATCGTTATACATGATCTCTTCCAAGATCACATTACCACCAGAAAATGGGCGGATATTCCCTTTCTGCTTCAAACGCAGGAGAAGAGGGTTGTTTTGGGTGACGTTATCAGCCAGTTCGCCAGAGCGATTTTGAATGGTAGTGGCGATAATGTCGGAGATTGCACCGTTGGCGAAGGCCATAATGGTTTCCTTTTTCCGAGATTAAATATGTCCACCGAGGGATGCTTCGACCGATTCGGCCAACTGCTCCCTGAGTGATTTTTTGCCAGTTCCACTATTCATCGCGCCTGTAGGGCTTGCTGACTTCGGGGAGACTGCTTTTGCCTTCTTGGCCTGGACTTCTTTCATGCGCTCGGCTTCGACAGCTTTGGAGTGTTCCTCCTGCTGCTTCTGCCAGACGTCATCATGGAGTCTGATGGCCTTTTCGTAGGCGGTTTTCAGGTCGGTCGCCATGCCACTCTGTAGGAGGTTGGCCATCGTGTCCCTGACGGCTTCAAAGTGCGGAGCCGTTGCTGCAAATTCCTGTATTTCATTGTTCAGATTGGCATATTCTTGCTGTTGCTGAATGGTCTGTAGTTGGGTGAACTGGTTCTTAATCTGGCTCAGCTCTTGCGCCAGCATCCCGAACTGCGGATTGTACTGTTGGCCAGTAAGACTTTCCAGATTGATCCCGTAATCCGTCGCCAGTCGAGCGAACATCTGCAACTTCTCGTCTGGAGTCCCGAGCGCCAGGGTACGGTGCGCGTTGCCAAGGTTCTGAATCCATTGTGACGGATTGATGTTGTGCTGCTGAAGCTCCGGAAGGAACGGTGCCACTGCCTCGTAGATCGGAGCGGCAGAGTCCCATTGGTTCTTGTAGGTAGAAACGCCCTTTGCGTACTGGCCCTCTCGCTCTAGGATGTATTCCCGAATATTGCCTGGCAGCGTTTCCCAGTCGTTCTCGTAGTCCTTTTTCCAACTTGTCGGGCGAGGAATTACCCGTTTAGGCTCTTCGGTTACCTGCTCAACTACAACCTGTTCTTCGGCCTTTATTTCCTCTTGGATTTCTTTTTCCTGAGCCTTGAACCGGCCTTGCTCGTCCCGGTTCCGTTCCGCCGCTTCAGACTCAGTTTCATTGCCAAGGTTTTGATATTCCTCGACTGCTGCGGCAAGAGTGTCGCGTAGAGTGGTCTCGCTCATCTCAACTCCATAAAAAAGCGCCCAAAGACGCCTTGTTGGTTATGGTTAGGTATTACATCGCCAGCCAGCTAGTCGCGGAAAAACACTTGAATTGGTGCGACGTCTGAGCGGTCAGGCTGTAAGCGGCATTCGTAGCTGCAGCGTTGATGGCAGCCCCTACAGGAGGATACACCAGTAGGGCATTCGTGGCTGCTGAGGAATAGATGGTAACTGTGTCGCCAGGCATCCCAGCGGGAAGGATCACGCCATTCGATCCGCTAGCTCCGGTCACGGTCACAAGGGATGATCCTATCAAAGCTGCGGTTCCCTGTGTGGTTCCGGCTGCTGCAACAGTAGACGGAACTCCGCCAATCGTCGAGGCGGTTACAGGCGATATGTGAGCACTTACTAGCTCGGCTGCTAAAGTCATGATTTTTCCTTTCAGTAACGCAATTTAGAATAGACCTGACGGGCGATTTGTTCCTTTAGCCGGTCAGGTCGTGCGGCTTGCGGAGTTATCTTTTCGTTTCCGATTTCGATTACGTTATGGCGCTTAAGGTGTTCCCGGTGGGCCTTCCTGCCTTCTATCATCTCTCCGGTCACTTGGGACTGGTAAGGAGCGATGTCGCCCAGCACGGCTGGCGATTTGGCCTGATAGCTATCTACGATAGGCTCAAGCACCCATTTACCGTCAACTTCTATCTGTCTGTATCGCATATTTAGAGAAGCATTAAAATGGCTTCTTCTTCCTCCTCTTCGTCATTCTTGGCTTTGGCAATATCGAACAGTTTTTGAACCTTGCCCATATCGGCATAAAACGATTCCCAGTCGATCTTAGGTGCCTGAATCGCGCCCCGGATATCTGCAGCGATGACCGGAGGAACAATATCTCGTATCTCTGGCTGCTCTATCAGTTCTTTTATTATCTGGCGTGCGCGTTTCTTTTTGTTCCAGGTTCGTTCGTATCTCCAATCTTCGCCCGCGTCGCCGTGATTCGTTGACGGGACAATTACGTGCGAAACCAGTATGTCTGCGGATTCTTTGAGTACCCCGGATAATGCGACCGGCGACGTTGAAACCGATGCGGCGAGCACATCCTGAGCGTCCGTCGTGGCCCCGCTGACTACGATGACGGGCGAAACCTGCGAGGTTAGGCTATCAGCGCCATCCGTGGTCGAGCTTGATGCGGAAACCGAAGGAGAAACAGACGCGGCCAATATATCTGGCGCATCCGTCGTAGCACTAGATACCGAGATCGTGCTGCCGATTGCCACGTTTGCCACGAGCGCATCATTGGCGTCCGTCGTACCCGATGTAACACTGACAACTGGGCCAACGTTTGCAACCAGCGTGTCAGAACTGTCCGTGACCGCAGAGTTGCCATCGACAATTACGCCGATATTCGATGCTAGGGCATCTGATGCGTCCGTGGTAGCCGACGAGACGCTTATTCCGGACCCACTCGCAGTAAAAAATACTCTGCGTATCGGCATTGGTCAGGGTGAAAAAATTAGGTTTGGCTGAGCCGAAAGGGCCATCATCTCGGCATCCGAAGGCGAATAGGGCAATG